AGTATAATCCTGGTGCAGTATTTGCTTGTACATATGTTCTTACCCAAAATTTAAATTGAGTATTCTCTGATTGATTTAATTTATTTATTAACGGAACAGTAAATGTATTGTTTGCTGCATCCCAGAGTTCTTCATCAGGTTGAGTTTCGCTTTTAATTATTTTAAAAACAAAATCTTCATTACTATTAGTTGTTAAATCTTCTATTGAAACAATCACATTCGTATATGTAAAATCATTACTATTATTTTTCAATAAGTATGGCTCTATTCGTATATTTCCAAATACACCTTCGTGTACTATTTCAAATTTACTAATAGCTTTTTCTTGATTATTGTAAAGTTTATAAATTTCTAAACTCATATTCTGCTACCTCTATGTGAATTAAATCCACGGCTATGATCACGTTTTCTATTTCCAAAGATACCACCAGCTAATGCTGCACCACCTAATACCATATGTCTTGATTCTATACCAGTACTTTTTCCACTCTCTCTAGTACCTGGTTTAATCATATTTTGTGCACGTTTTTGAAAGAAACCTGCTTCGCTACCTAGTTCTTTTTGACTAGCTTCTTTTAACATTTCTTTGTGCAATTGATTATCTAGTTCATTTCTCCCAGGTCCTTCTTTTAAACTGTTAAACTTTTGCTGCATTTCGTTCATTTTGCTTTCGGTTTCAGGAATAGATTTACTTAAATTATCATTTAATTTTTGTGCAGATTGAAACTCACCCTTTGAAGTTTTATATTGTTGTTGGAATTCATTTATTTGTTCCATACTTTCAGAATTAGCTTTAGTTATCCGATCATATTCATCTTGTTGTTTTTTAACAAAATTTGGATCCATATGATCGTATATGTGATTTGCCTTTTCTACTTGTGCTTTATAAGCAGGGTTTAAAAGCGATCTTCGATGATTTACAATGTGATCAGGATTAGCATTGTACATATCGCTACCTTGTTGATAAGATAAAAAATCATTATAATCTTTAAACAAATTATTTCCGTTTTGTTGAACTGCCAGTTCACCATTTTTTGCTTGTACTGCACTTTGCGGTTGTACTGCCAGGTTGTTTTGTATAATACTTGGATGAGGATCGTATGTTCCAGTTTGAGGTATTGCATCGCCTATAGAGTACGAATCAAGTTCTGGTGCTGGTCTTGGGTCTGGTCGTATTGTTTCGTCTGGAATCGAATTTGGTTGTATTGTTTCATCACTCAACATTTTATTCATATCTTCATTATATCTTTTTTGATAATTTGAAATTTCATTATAATGTTGGTCGTAAAGTTCATCTTTCTTTCTAGTAGCTTCGATATTTACTTTTTTCCCATTAAAATCAACTTCTTCATCAAATGCTTTATCAAGATCGTCTTGAGTTTTAAGTTCAGGACGTTGTCCTGGAGTAAGATTACTTTCTTTATATTGTTTTTCAGCTAAATTTTCTCTTGTTTTATGAAGTTCATCAAAATATTTATCGTTTACTTCTACAGGTACAGCGTTTCCATGTGCATCTATAACTAATTCTCCATTTTTAGCATATTTATATCCGCTTTTATCTCGATTATAGTTTTCTTCTTTTAATGGTAGTTCTTTTTTTACTTTTTCTAAACTTTCTTTTTCTGAACTTAATCTATCATTTAATCCTTTAATTTCTCCTTCCATTTCTTGAGTATACACATTTCTTCTTGATTCAAGTAACTCATCATAACTTTTATTTTCATCAAGTACTTTTGATATTGCACCTTTTTCTAATCTCATTAAATCGTCTGCACTACCTGCTATATTCTTAGTTATAGATTTACCTAACCCACCAGCTAAACCACCAGCCATAAAGCCAGACTCAAAATCTCCACCAGTTGCCATATTCGCTGCACCACCAATAACGCCACCGCCAATTGCTGCGCCAAATTCACTACTTCCTAACATACCCATAAGTCCATTAGCTTTAGTAGGTAACGACATCATACCTAAACCATATTCGCCAGTACGATCATATCCTGCTTTTAAATTACCTAAAGCTTCATCTGAATATTCTTTACCAGCATTAACATTAAATAAATAATCTAAAGCCTGCTTTCCTTGATCTGTATGTAAAAATGGATTTGCATCTACATTTTCCGTTTTACTACTTTCAAAAAGATCATCCGAATTCATTTTTAATTGTTCTTCTGTATAATTATTATTTCTAGCTGCTTCATGAATTTGGTCATAATTTTTAGTAAGATTTTCGTTCCCCATCATTAACATTGATGGGTCATCTTTTAATTTTTGAATACTTGTGTCATCTAATTCTTCTAACGCTTTTCTTGGCATTAAATTAGCGTAGCCATTTGAATTACTTACTAATGGGCGGGCATCGTGTTGTAAAGTTAAAACGGGATCATACGATCCTTCTTTAGGTGCTCTTGGATCTATATTTTTCTGTTGATATTTATGCCAATTTGGACCATTCAATTGACTTACTTGTTGGGGGGTCATGTCTCCTATATTTGGAATACCTCCATCCATCTTAACATCATTTAAAGGTCTTCCTGCATATGTGTTACTTGAACCTGCAGTAGTTTTTGAAATTTGTTCTTTTTGCATTCTAGCTGCAGAGAATACACCTGCGTCATCAAAACCAGAACTTACTTCTCTAGCAGCTGACTCTAGCTGTTCTTTTGATAATCCTTCTTGTTGAAATAATTGTTTAGCAATTCTACTAATATTCTCAGGTGTAACTTTCATTGCCAGCTCCTATTCTTAGATCCAAAACGGCCTCTTCTTTGATGTCCACTAATTAATGGTTGATTTGGATTTGCTTTGTTATTCTTTAATGTTTCCAAGATAGAGAATTCTTTTTTAGGTATCAAGTCTCTACTTGAGTTAGTTTTGTGTTTTACTTCATCTGGTTCTAATCCTGGTCTTGTTAAACTAAGTACATTTATATCTCCACCAAATTTAGCTTTTTGATATTGTTCTATTATTGATTCTGTATTTTCATTTTGTTGATGTATATTCTTTTTAATATATGTAGGCGCGGAAATAAAATTACTTTTACCGTTATATACAGATTCTTCTAAAACTAATGCACCAAGAGATAACATACATGCATCAAGTCTGTGATCTCCTATATGCTCATTATGCATGCCATATACGGGTTTACTAGTTGCAGCATTTCTTCTTAAAACTCTGTAGTTTAATAACTGCTGTCTAAGTCTTTCATCTTCTACTGGGAATTTAAATAAACCTTCTTCTAGTAAACGAATAATGTTTTCAACTAAGAAATTTTTACCGTATTTCTTAATCTCTTCGTTTGTTATAGGATCTTTTAATGAGACCATTCTAGAGAAATTAAATGCAGTTAATCTATCTGGTAAATGTATTGTTTCTTCTTCTATTGCAGTACGATTAGTTTTAGATCTTAAACGATAAGATTCATATCTAATATCTTCAATAATAGTATGCCCGTAACCTTCATCTGCATATATGTAATTTGGTTTCCATTTATAATTTAATTTAATTAGTTCTTGAATCCAACGTTTAGCTGAGAATTCACTAGCACCTATATTAACTGCATCTAAGCCTAACCAGACTCCAGACTCAGGTAAGAATCCTGATACATAGAATTCTGTGCCGGCATTTTTATTCCAGTCAATACCAATAGATATGATTGCATTTGTATAACCACGTATATTTAATTTATTATAAAGCATAGATGCGTCTAATGTATCTTTATAAGAGTAATCTAATCTTGCATCTTGCACCCAAGAAGATTTAAAAACACCATCAATTTCATCTAAGAATATCGCCATATATTCTGCCATAAAAGATTCTTGAGTAGATTCTCTTAAGACTTCTTCTTTTATTTGTTCCCAGTGCGGAATTACAGATGATGGATGATAATCTTCTTTAAAATCTGGACGCTCTAAACACCATTCATAAAATTTTGATTTCTTACCAATTGGTGTAGATGTTGCAATTAACATAGTGTCAGGAGTAGTAGCTAGAATTGGATTGATAACTTTATCTAATACTTCTTTTGGAATCATATCCATTTCATCTAGATAAATAATATCTGCGGAAAAACCACGCATAGTACCACCACCAGAACCATCTTGTCGCATACCAATACCAGAAACAAATCCGTTTATACTTGCACCATTATTTAATTCCATTTTAAAGGAAGGAGATTTAATATACAAGTTATCTCCAGTACCTGAAGTTACTTCTTGTTTCAATTCAACATTTCGTTTAACTAGCTTTTCCATTTCTTCAAAAATATTAATTAACTGCGCTTGATACGGAGTAACAATCATTATTGTTGGACCCATTTCAACAGTGTTTCCTTTTAAATCACGCCCTTTGATTACTTTTAAATTAAATGCATAATATAAAAGCTTTAGCGATATACAAAAGGTTTTACCAGAACGTCGTCCTTCTCTTATGGCAATACGTTTAGAAGTACATCTTAATTGTTCTTTTTGATAATTTCTAATTGCCCATTTAGTATCTTTATCATCGAAACCAAACATTAATTCCGCCCAAGCTACAGGGTCAATAGTTGCAAGTAGTATCTTTTTTGCTTGTTCAACTGATATATTTGATTCATCTGATATTTGTTTTATAAGATCTTTAGATTTCATTGGTAAACCATTAGGTATATATTTACATGGTATAATAAAATCTTTTTGATCTGGATACTTTTCAATTTGCCGAATTTGACAAGATACACAAGTCTTGTGTACGTCAGTTCTTATATTATAATTCTCTTTATAATATTGAATTGTTTCGGCAGGAATTTCTTTATTAGGAATGTGATGCTTAATACCATATTCATTTATTTGGTAAAGCTCTTGAATTTCAGGTTTCATTTAAATCCTTCTATATGAACTATAATAATCTCTATCAAGATACATCAATTTTGCTTCGTTGCCAAGAGCAGAACGAGCATTTAAATGAGATTTAGACATTGCATCAAATGCTCTTTGACGCATTGTACTTGCATACTGTGTAAACATTTTTTCTGAATTATTAGCGAAATCTAAACCGCGTCTTTTCCTACGTTCTTTAAAACCAGTTTTCAAAATATTAGTCGTAGCATTTGCTACTTCTTTTGCACCCATTACTGCTAAACCAACACCAGCCATAGTTAAGAAACCACTACCTGCTAAAGCACCAACATTCGCACCTATACCAGCACCAATTGCTGCACCGATAAACCCAGTGACAGTACTATCTTCTTTGAATCCTAAATATTTATTACCTACCATTTTACCTAATTGCTCACCAAAACCAATACCAAGTTGAGCCCCAGTATAACCACCAAGTATTGGTGCAATTCTACCAAGCATCATTTGCCCAGAAAACATACTGTTAGTAAATCCATTTTGAAGATTTCCTTTTAAACCTAAAAATGCATTATGTGTAGCTAAAGTTCCATTTGATCCTTGAACTAAATTAGTTGCACGTTTTAAACCAGCATTATTTGCAGCAAATTCAGAAAATACAAAATCTCTAATTGCATTGTCTCCGCCTTGAGTAATTGAATCATAACCAAAATAACCAGTCAACCCAAGCGACAAGGCCATAGTTATTTTGTTACCTTGCATTAAACCTAAATGATTTTGATTTTGCAAACTACTATGTGCATTTACCTTTGCTTTAATTGCATTGCTATTTCCTGTTTTGCTAATATCGTCTACTAAATCACTTTGTAAACCTGAATTAATTATATTTTGTCCAAGAGCAGTATACTGTCTAGGATTTGCACCTTGATTGTAAAGCATGTATCCAGCAGATTGTTTATTATTTTCTAACAACAATGGATCGCCACCAGCTATACTTGAGAAACCATTAATTAAAAAAGAACCAACACCTTTTCTTGCATTTTCAGAAGCAAACATAATACCAGCACCTACTAATGGTGCAGACATTAACAAAGCATCTTCTCCATCCGTGTTATTTCTAAAACCAAGCATCTCTCTTAAACTTTGCATTTTTACATCCTTTGATATCTAGATGGAGACATCTCCATACTTTCTTGTAAAGTTACTTGAGTTAAATAAGCTATATCATCTTTTCTTTTTTTTATGTTTTGAGGACTAGCACCATAATATCTCATCATATTCATATTACTAAATGCAGACTTGTTATTTCTAATTGCACCAGAACTCATTGATGAATTTGCCAAATGACTATCCAATTCTTTTAGATTTGAATGATTCATTTTTTCGTAATTTATTTTTGAATTTCTAGTTTTCATTAAATTTAAAAGATCAGCTTTTACTTCTTGATCAAATTTTTTGTAACTATTAGGATTGTAGTTTTGACTAAAATTAGTTAGTTGTCTAAACTCATTAGATATATAATCATCATCTAAGGCATTGAAAAAGTCATCTCCTTTTTTATATTTTTGATCTGACATTTTTTGCTTCAATAACATCATTTGTTCTTGTGCATAAACATCATATTGACCACGTTTTTGTGCGCCTTCCATTATTGATGTTAATGTCATTAAGTTGGCATTTCTTGCAACCTTATCGTAATTTGCTAAAGTATTAAATGTTACTGATTCTCCAGTTTGATTTTTGAAATCAGCATACGCTTTAAAATAACCAGTAGAGTAAATACCTTTATTACCTTGACTAGCTTGAATTGCTGCCTTACCAAATGACTCATCGTCCCATAGTTGTTCTCCACTTTTTGACTTATAGGGTAAATGAGCAACTGCACCCTTTCTAATTAAATCTAAATTTACATTTTTACCATCAACATATAGTAAACCAACTTGACGACCATATGTAGATTCAGCAGGATTGACATACATCTTTACATCTTTACCTGCTTTAATCATGTTTTGTAATGCAATTTTTGCTTCTTCTGCATACGGCTGTGCAGCTCTATCATCGTGAGCAGTTTCTGGAGCATCTATACCAGCAAGACGGAATGAGAATTTAGGTCTACTACCCATAAATTGCTCTAAACTACTACCCAAACCAGATCTTTGGACTGTGAGTGTATCTGCATCTTCTACTGATAATTGATAACCCTTAGATAGATTGATCTCCATAAAGTTTGAAGATTTTAAAAAAGGAACTTCCTCTTGAGAAACTGGAACCATATCACTAAAAAACTCTTTAGTTTGTGGATCGTAATTAACAATACCTGCACCACCTAAATTCTTCATATACTTTTTTAATATTAGATTGATATTTCCTTCATTTGAAAAATTACTTTTAGTAAATGCTTTTGATAAATATCTTTGTCGCGCATTTGTTAATCTAACATTATCTAATACAGATGCACTATACTCTGGACCTTGATAAGGAGAACCAAAGTCTGTATTCATTTTACGCATCATAGCACCTAAACCAGATTCACCCATACCCTCAATATTTGTTTTTTCACTTAATGATTTTAAAAATGAGTTTTCATTACCAAAAAATTCTGATTGTTTTTTATACCAAGTATCATAATCAGGAACTAATACTGAGCTTGGACCTGTACCTTCAACATAATCGTTAATTGCATTAGCACCATGAATTGCTGCGGCACCCAAAGCATACATACCAAAATGCTTTAAAGTCATATTAGAGAATGCTTTACCCAAAACAGTTTCATCTGCTAAATGTTTCTTAAAGCTTTTCATAGTATCATCAACTACCTTAGAAGCAGCATCAGGATCTAAATTTTTTCCAGCTAATTGATAATTTACTAAATTACTAAATGAACCCATTTTTTGAGCTCTTGTAGTTGTTTCTAAATTTGCAAGATTTGGAACTTTAGCTCTAACCCCACCAAATTCATAACCCTTTAAAAACATATTAGTTTTGGAAATCATGTGAGGAATATTCATTTTCTTCGCCATTATTTCCATGCCTTTTATTTGTCCATGGTATGCTTGCTGTTGTCCCGCTGCAAATTCCAATAAAGAAAGATTTTCTTTAGTACCCTTAATCATTGCATCTGTAGTAAAATCTACATAGTTTGGACCTTTTACTTCTAGAACATTTTGTTTAATTAAATTATTCTCTATATCTTGTACAATTCTAGCAGTATCTATATTAGGATAGTCTTTAGTATTTAATAATAAATCTTTAACTTCTAAATAATTGGTTAATCTTTTAACGCTTGGTCTTGCAGTTGCAATCTCTTCTATAACCTCTTGTTCCATTGGTTGTCCAAATTTATCCATTACTTGTACAACGCGTTTTTGTTGTTTCTTAGCAATCTTAATTTGACCTTCTTCTGGAGTTGCTACTTTGAAAGCTTCTCCAGTAGTACCAAGTAATTCTAAAAGTGTACCAGCACGTTGTCTAAATAAAGCTTCAAAAACTCCATGCCCTTGCATTTGTTCCATTAACTTACCATAGAAAACAGATTTAAATAACCCACTGCTCTTTGAAACACCAGAGCCTCTAATTACTGCTCTTTCCTTACCAGACATTCTCATATATGTATTTAATGCTTCTGCTTGCTCTACTGATTCTGTTAACGCAACTCTTTCTGATATAGCAACGTCACCATAAGACAAGTGTGTTTCTTTAAAGCTACCAATAGCTTCACGCATTTTAATTTGAGTATCTTTATCAGTAACATCAAAATCAGGTTTATTAAAGATACTAAGCATATTATACAAACGCGCTTGGACT